CGGTTGTATCATCGGGGCCGGTTGACAGAGCAAAATTTGCAGCACTTTTTCCAGAAGACCGTGAATTAATGGGTATCGGTAGCTTAATGGGAGCCGCTTAACAATGTCTATTTATGAAGAATCAGGGGGCCCTAGCTCCTATTACACGCAAGCCGAGTTAGATAAGCGAAACAACCCCGAATGGGCCGCCGACCAGGCAACCTACGAGGCGTTTGTTACAGCAGTTGATGCAAGCGCGGCTAATAGAATGGCAGCAGCCTCCGCGGCCCGCGAAGCGTTGACAGGGGGCGCTCCGTCCTATGTCCACGCGAGAGGACCCGGTGGAACGCAGCCAGGTTTCAGTTTGGCAGGAACAAGTGCTCTCTCTAGCGGTGGCCTTTCGGGAAGAGCAGGTTCAGCATCCGTATCAGGTTTCGGTGACGGTGGGGATGTGGCACCCGTTGAATACATGGGAAGGGGGGGAATGATAGGCTCCCCTTACGCGGGATCTTTGGGCCAGCCAAGAGGACAGGGCGTAATCAGGGAAATTGCACAAATGCAGCCGCCGGAACATACGGGACAAAGGGAGGCGCTTTCAAGCGGCATTGGGGGCGTGTTTCAACAGAAAATGGGGGGCCAGCCTCTTAACGTTTACAAAGACTATTTGAACCAAACTTACCTGGGCCGCGAACAAGATGCCTTATCCCGTCAAGTTGATGAGTTTGTTGACTTAGTAGACCAAGCAGAACGCGCTCACTTTAACGCAGAGGAAAGTTTTGGATACGGAGGCGGACCAAGCTATCAGAATTTGACTAGTCCAATGCAGCAGAGCGTCGCAAGTATTCAAGCGCCTCAGGATTTGATTAGTCCAAGGTTTTACGACCTCCAAGTGCAGCCCGATATTTCACAAGCTATCAGAAATCGAATCCTTTAGGTCGGCGGCACAAAATGATTAAAAAAAAAGACCCGAGATTAACACGGGCCGGAGTTTCCGGCTATAACAAGCCTAAACGAACCCCAAAGCACAAAACAAAGTCTCATGTTGTTGTAGCCAAGGAAGGCGATAAGATTAAGACCATCAGGTTCGGGCAACAGGGAGTCACTACCGCTGGTAAACCCAAGTCCGGAGAGTCTGCCAAACAAAAAGCTAGACGAAAATCTTTTAAAGCAAGGCACGGGAAAAATATCAAAAAGGGCAAGATGTCAGCCGCTTACTGGGCAGATCGCGAAAAATGGTAGGTAGTTACCGCAACCAACTCTTAGTATCTTCCCCAAGCACCTGACCTGCTATATCTATTTTAGAGCGTAGCGCCTGTAGGATTTTCTCGTCTATCGTCCCAGGCGAGACTAAATCAATATATGTTACTTTATTTTTTTGTCCTATACGGTGTGCGCGGTCTTCGGACTGTAGCCTTATTTCAAGATCGTAGCTGTTGCTAAAATAAATAACCGTGTTAGCGGCAGTCAACGTGATCCCATACCCGCCTGTTTTAGGCTGTCCAATAAAAAACCGCAGAGGGCTGTTAACGTCCTGGAACTGTTCAACAATGGCTTGGCGTTCATCTTGTGGAGTAGCCCCATAGTAAGTTGCAACCGAATCTGGCCCAAACCGGTCTTTCAGGGCTTCGGCTACCTGTTGAATGTCATGTGTATACGTCGCCCAAATGATGGCTTTACCTTGTAACTCTTCCGTAAGGTCAAGTACCTCGCTCAAACGATTGTTCTTCAACAACTTTATCTCCCCTTCGTCTGGTTGCAAATGACCACAGCAAATCTGTTGAAGACGCATTATCTGTGTCAAAACGCTGACGGTAGTGACCAGTTCTCCGCTTTCCAACTGAGCAAGCGCAAGCTTCTTCATCTGCTTGTATACGCGGTCTTGTTCTGGGGTCAAAGCCACGTCTCGGCGGATATACACCTTGGCGGGTAAATCCAAGCAGTCTGTTTTTAATATCCGGTTGCTGAAAGCGTCTAACTTTTCCGTTAGTTCGTCCAAGCGTCTGTAACCTGTTATCTGCCGAAAGCTCCGAGGACCCATAATGCGTTGCTGCACAGTTGCGTAGCGGGACTGGAAAGCATAAAAGCTGTTGAAGCCCAGCGCCTTGTGGTCTAGGAACCCGCATTGACTAAACAAATCCATGGGGCTTTTCGTTATTGGAGAGCCTGTCAAGATCCGGCGGTATTTAGCCCTTTTCTGCAAAGACATGATGCTCTTTGTCCGAGCCGCTTTTCGGTTCTTAATGGTGGTCGATTCGTCAACAACGACAATATTGTCCGGATTTTGGTACAAGAAAGCTGTCGCAGCGACGGAACCGCGGGGCGTTGAAAACGCCTCAACGTTCATGACAAAAATCTTCAGGCGGGGCTCTTGATCAACAATAAAGTCGGTCAGTTCCTCCTCAAACTTTTTTGTTTTGGAAGGGGTCCAGCGACATACCTTGTAAGGGACGCGCGGGGGTAAGTGGGTTGGGATCTCCGCCTGTAGCCAATTGTCGTAAACACCTTTCGGAGCAATTATTAAGGCTGCTTTTAGCTTGCCCGCTTCCCACAAAACAGCCATGGTGTCAATAACCACCTTTGTTTTACCCGTGCCCATCTCCATAAAAAGCGCGTAGTATTCCGCGTCCCAGGATTCTTCGAGCGCGACCCGTTGATGAGCATAAGGCGCGGTGCCGTATTCATAATCTCGCATATCTTTCTCTTCTTTGTTAAATTTACTGGACAAACAACGATATTATCGTATATCATCGCTATGTCAAGACCCAAAAGGTGTCTTTAAAAACGAAGGAGAAAAGCGATGACTTTCGACTTAGCAGAAATGATGGAGAGAGATTTTAAAAATAAACGGGCAAACTTGTTGGACGATGTTGATCAGCAGGGTTTAAGCTCGGTAGCGTCAGTGGCGCGACAAATAAGAGAGAAGCAAGAGGCGGTTGAGACGCTTGAAAGCGTTCTCAAGGAACGTAAGAAACAGCTTCAAAAGCTTACAGATGAGGAGATGCCTGCCCTGCTTGCTGAAATTGGCATGTCTTCTTTTACATTGGACGACGGTTCGACCGTTGAAATCAAACAGACGTATGGTGCCTCTATTTTGGTAAAAAATCGTTTGGAAGCCCACAATTGGCTACGCGAGAAGGGTTTCGACGACATCATCAAAAACACGGTCTTGTGCCAATTTGGTCGTGGTGAGGATGAGGAGGCAATCGCTTTTGCGTATCTCGCACAAAAGCAGGGTTATATCCCGCAGCAGAAAACCGAGGTTCACCCGCAGACATTACGGGCCTTTGTGAAGGAACGTTGTGAGGCAGGTGAAGAGTTCCCAATGGAATTATTTGGGGCATGGGTAGGTCAACGCGCAGTTATAAAACGAGGAAAATAGAATGACACAAGCAAAAAACATAACCGAGAAGCAAAACACCGCCGTGGCAACGCTTGATCCAGCCATGTTTGAAGCAGATGCCGGAAAAGGCATGGAGAACATGGGCCAGGACGATGTTGCACTTCCTTTCTTGAAGATCCTGTCGGGCAACGACCCAATCTTGGACGAAATCGAACACGCTCGCAAAGGTGACATCTACAACACCGTGACGGGGGCTACCTATTCAGGGAAGACGGGTATTCGTGTGATCCCCTGCGCCTATCAACGTAGATTTATCCAGTGGGCTCCGCGTGGCAGTGGAAGCGGTGCGCCGACGGCAATTTATGAGCCCGGTCAGCCGCGACCTGAGACGCAACGTTCTTCCGAGGACAACAAAGACTATATCTCTGGCGACAGTGGGGAATATATTGAGGAAACTCACCAGCATTTTGTGACTTTACTTTTGGAAGAAGGCGGTTTCGAGACGGCACTCATTGCGATGAAGTCCACGCAACTGAAAAAGTCCAGAAAGTGGAACTCGATAATGGCTTCGCGGTCCATGCAAGGCTCGAACGGTCCCTTCACCCCGCCCCGTTACTCACACATTTACCATTTGAAAACGCTTCAAGAGGAAAACTCTAAAGGGTCGTGGCACGGCTGGGAAATGTCTTGCGAAGGCGTTATTGCCGATGCGGGTTTGTATGCCCGCTGCAAGTCTTTTGCGGAAAGCATCACAAGTGGTGACGTGATAGTCAAACACGCCGAGGACGACAGTGTAAAAACAGACATCCCGTTTTAACTCAGCAAACCGGCGGGGCATTTTATGCCCCGCTAATCTTTAGGTCGGCGGGAGAAAGCGATGTCAGCAGAAACATTTATGACCATTTTTGATGGTCTAAAAGAAGCGCACGGATATTTTAAGATAGAAAAAACAGGAGCCAACGGCAAGGCTCAAGGCAAAGCGGGTGTTCTGCGCAAACCCCGAACAAAGGAGCTTTGGGAGAATCACCTAGCGGGAAGCGGGAGTGGTCTTGGGATCATTCCGATCAATGAGGACAACAACTGCAAGTGGGGCTGCATCGACATTGACGAGTACCCCCTAGATCACAAATTATTGGTGGACAAAATCCGCCGGATGAAGCTGCCTTTAGTCGTGTGTCGGTCTAAATCGGGCGGAGCACACTGTTTCCTGTTCGCCAGCGCGTGGACAGAAGCGAAAGATATGCAGAAATCCTTGCAATCCATGGCAGCGGCCATGGGTTATGGCGAAAGCGAGATTTTCCCAAAACAAATTAAACTGCACTTAGACCGTGGCGATGTGGGTAATTTTCTCAACCTGCCTTACTATGACCACGAAAACGGGCTGCGCTACGCTTTCTTAGATGACGGCACCTCTGCGACGCTTGAAGAATTTATTGCACTGCACCAAAGGTTCGTTCAAACGCCCGAAGAAGTTGTCAAGCTCCAGGTCGTGGAGGCAGGCGAAACAAAACTGCTCCAAGACGGACCCCCTTGTCTGCAAATACTTTGTAAGCAAGGCATTAGCGAAGGCGGTCGAAACAACGGCTTGTTCAACATCGGGGTTTACCTCCGAAAAGCTTATCCCGATAGTTGGGACGCTGAAATACTGCGTTACAACATGGAGTTTGTCTCTCCACCACTCCCGTTAAATGAGGTTAATGTAGTGGCCAAGCAGGTGGGCCGGAAAGACTACGCTTATAAGTGTAACGATTTGCCAATCAACGCCCACTGCAACAAAGACCTTTGCCGGACACGTAAGTTTGGCATAGGCGCGGCAGTGGCGGGGGCCACTATAGCAAACCTAAGAAAATATAACTCCACGCCCCCTGTCTGGTTTATGGACGTAAACGGTGAGCCTCTGGAAATGGACACCGACGCCTTGATGAACCAAATGACCTTCCAGAAAGCCTGCATGGAGCAGCTTAACTTCATGCCACGGTCAGTCTCCAAACCCCAGTGGGAAGGCCGCATCAGTACCCTTCTCAACGAGATGAAAGACAACGAAAGTGCAATTATTGAGGTTGCGGTGGATGCCTCGGTGAGCGGGCAGTTCTACGACTATCTTGAGGAGTTCTGCCGACACCTGCAAGTCGCGCAAGACAAAGAAGAGATACTTCTGCGCCGACCGTGGACAGACGAAGACCAGTCTCTTACTTACTTTCGTTTAAAAGACTTTGAGAATTTTCTCAAAAAGAACAAATTCTTTGAGTATAAATCACACCGCATTGCCCAACGCCTCCGTGACATCAACGGATCGAGCGTGGTGCTTAAAATCAAAGGTCGAGCCGTTAGGGTGTGGCAGATACCGTCCTTCAGCGTCTTTGATGTTGAGATTGATGCGCCTAAATTCGGTTCACCAGAGGAGGCTTTCTAATGACTGAAGATGAGATAAGGAAGAGGCGAGATAAAGAGATTGTTGACATGATTGACGTTGAGCAGCGGACAATGACCGCCGTGGCTAAGTGGCTGCACATCTCGAAGCAACGGGTGCATCAGATTTACACCCGGGAGAAGGCCAAAAATGTTTAGGATATTTGGTCCGCCGGGAACAGGGAAAACAACGACTCTTTTGAACATGGTAGACGAAGCTCTTGAAGCGGGCACCCACCCACATCAAATTGCTTTTTTAGCTTTTACGCGCAAAGCGGCAAACGAGGCTAGAGATCGCGCCGCTGAACGTTTCGGCCTGGACGCAAAAAAAGACCTTATATACTTTCGCACCCTGCACTCACTTGCGCTGACCATGACGGACATCCGTCCAGAGAAAGTGATGCAAGAGTCTCATTTTCAAGAGCTGAGTCGGTCAATAGGTGTTACGTTGGGTGGCTCAAAATCCGCCAGTTTTGACGAGGATGCGCCCTCCGTGGTGGCGAGCAGTTCTCCTATCTTAGGGTTAATTAACTTAGCAAGATTGAGAAAAGTTCCCCTGCGCCAGCAATACAACGAGAGCACTTTAGCGCCTGGCTGGAATACGGTAAATTATGTTGATAAATGCTTGCGTGAGTACAAGGAGAGCATGGAGTTATATGATTTTACAGACATGCTGGATGAGTTCGTTAAAGGCTCCGACCGATATTGCCCGGACTTTGACCTGTGCTTCCTAGATGAGGCCCAAGATTTAAGCCCCCTTCAATGGGAGCTTGCACACATCCTCGATAACCACTCTACCCGCATGTATTGCGCGGGGGACGATGACCAAGCCATATATCGCTGGGCGGGTGCCGACGTAGACCACTTTATTAACCTGCCGGGTGGGTCCGAAACCCTGTCGCAATCCTACCGAGTGCCGCAGACAGTTCACCGCCTAGCGGAGAATATCGCAGGCCGAATTAAACGCAGGTTTCCCAAACGATATGAGCCGAAGGACGAGCAGGGCAAAGTAACGTGGGTCAACAGTGTTGGTTCTCTGGACATGTCCCGCGGCTCGTGGCTAATCTTGGCCCACGCCGGATACCACCTAAAACCCGTGGCAAGGGACTTGAAATCCAGCGGCTACTTGTTCGACTATCGCGGCCACCGGAGCATTAGTGAAAAGTTATCTGATTCGGTGAACGGTTGGGAGCAATTACGAAAAGGTGGGGAGGTGTCAGGGGAAGTTGCACGTAAGATATACGGGTTCATGTCCACAGGAACTAGGGTGGCGCGGGGGTATAAGAAGTTAAAAGGCATAGAGAATTTCGATGCCGTTACAATGACTACTTTAGTTGAGTATTTTGGCTTAAAGGCAGACAAAACGATGATCTGGTCAGAAGCGATGGATAAACTTCCAGAAGAAGACAGGGCATACATCACGGCATTGTTGCGCCGAGGTGAGAAATTCAACGGCAACCCCCGTATTACTGTCTCAACGATCCACGGGTCGAAAGGCGGAGAAGCGGATAACGTAGTGTTGTTCACGGACCTTAGTCCCTCAGCAGATAACGAGATGGGTGTGAACCCCGAGGACATGCACCGTGTATTTTACGTCGGCGTGACACGCACGAAACAAAACTTATTTATCCTCGACGCGGAGGATGCAACCAGGAGATATGAATTATGAAAGAGACGTTGGAGGGGAAGTTAAAAGCAGATGGGTATGACGAGGCTATTATGGGGATTGTCCAAAGAGCCGGTCAAGAGCCCGTTATCCTGTACGACACAGATAAGATTCTTGAAATCTTAATCTCTCGGGACGAGATGACGGAGGACGAGGCCATAGAATTTTTTGAGTTTAATATTATTGGAGCATGGGTCGGGGAACAAACTCCGGCTTTCTTTTCAAAGACAAGTTTAGAAGACTTTGAAGATGGTTTGATAAGATATAAGGGTTCGAGGTATAGATTATGAAAAAAGAAACTGTTTTTTCGGAACTGACCGACGCGTTGGCGGGACTGACTGGTGCGTTGGAAGGAAATAATGCGTTAAAAAAGTCGAAGGATTTAAATGCCGATTTAAATCCGGATTTTAAGACGGGGAAAGTTGACAACATGGTTTCTCAACCCGACCACTACGCCGCCGGAAAAGTCGAGTGTATCGACGCAATGGTGTCCGCTTTTGGTCGAGACAATGTTAATATTTACGCGGAAATTTCTGCATTTAAGTACGTGTGGCGTATGAACCGTAAGAATACAACTTCCGAGCAAGACAAACGTAAGGCTATCTGGTACCTGCGCTACTCTTTGAACGAAGATCCACGGCAAGATAAGCTGCCCCAAGACGGTAAAGTTTTGTCAAAATGAGTCTACAAATGGCAATGTTCCTCCCAAAATGTGAATGGGTGCCTCCGCTAGAGCTTCCTGACCTCACGTCCGCGTCCAAGATTGCAATCGACGTTGAGACACGCGACCCAAACTTGAAAAAGAATGGTCCAGGCTGGCCGACGGGTGACGGCGAAGTAGTAGGCTACGCCATCGCTGTCGATGGTTACTCCTGCTACATCCCTATCCGACACCTCGGCGGAGGCAATCTTGATGAGAAGATAGTTAACCGCTGGCTCAAGAAAGTGTTCGAGTGCCCCGCAGATAAAATTATGCACAACGCACAATATGACCTCGGCTGGATCAAACGCATGGGCTTCACGGTCAACGGACGGATCATCGACACGATGCTCATCGCCTCCTTGCTGGACGAAAACAGGTTTAGCTACAGCTTGAACGCTTTGTCCTACGACCTGCTGAACAAAACTAAATCCGAGAAGGCTTTAACTGAGGCCGCTCGGGAGTTCGGCGTCGATCCCAAAGCTGAAATGTGGAAGATGCCCGCTATGTATGTCGGTCCATACGCTGAAGCAGACGCGGAACTTACCCTCGAACTTTGGCACTACTTTTCCGTTAAGCTGGGCCAAGAGGATTTGTGGGGCATCGCTAATCTCGAACTGGACTTGCTTCCATGTCTCGTGGACATGACCATGCGAGGCATCCGAGTCGATGTCAACAGGGTGGAAAGGACAAGGGATGGCCTCCTTAAAAGGGAAAGGGACGTCTTGAAGCAGTTGAAGAGCGTCGCTGGAGCGGGCGTTGAAATATGGGCCGCGCAATCGCTTGCAAACTCTTTCGACAAACTCGGTATCCACTACCCAAAGACTGAGAAAGGCGCACCGTCGTTCACCAAACTCTTTCTCCAAGACCACCAACACCCCGTCGCGAAGCTCATCGTCGAGGCTCGGAATCTGAACAAGACATCCGGAACCTTCATCAATTCCATCATGAAACACTGTCACGCCGACGGCAGAATACATAGTCATATCAATCAAATTCGCTCCGATTCAGGCGGCACGGTTTCCGGCAGGATCTCAATGTCCAACCCTAATCTTCAACAAATCCCGGCCCGCGACCCTGAAATCGGGCCTATGATCCGTTCCCTGTTCCTACCGGAAGAAGGGGATAAGTGGGCGGCTATTGACTTCTCGCAACAAGAACCGCGCATCTTGGTGCATTATGCGCATGTGTATGGTAAAACGCGAGGAATACCCCTAGAAGGGGCGGCGGATTTTGTGGAAGCTTATAAAAATAAGCCCGAAACAGACTTTCATAGCCTCGTTGCCGAGATGGCTAACATCCCGCGCAAACAAGCCAAGACCATTAACTTAGGCTTAATCTATGGGATGGGCGTCAATAAAATGTCCGAGCAACTTGATATAACCGTAGAAGAAGCAAAAGTTCTGGTTAAGCAGTACCACGCCCGCGTACCTTTCGTGAAAGGCTTGATGACCGGCGTGATGAACCGACTCAATGCGAAGTCTTCGGGCGGTTCGCTACGGTCCCTGGAGGGAAGAAAGTGTCGCTTCGATTCGTGGGAACCCGACACCTTCGCCATGAACAAGGCGCTTCCATACAAAGAAGCGGTTGATGCGTATGGGCCCACGACCCGACTAAAGCGGGCGTATACCTATAAAGCGTTGAACCGGTTAATCCAAGCATCTGCCGCGGACATGACTAAGAAAGCGATGGTCAATCTTTATAAGATGGGGAAGCTACCCCTGCTGCAAATCCACGATGAACTGGCTATGTCCGTAAAAAATATAGAAGAAGCGCAGGAGATAGCTAAAGTGATGGAGGACGCCGTTCCCCTTGAAGTGCCTAATGTTTGTGACGTAGAAATAGGGCCTTCTTGGGGAGAAGCGAAGTAATTTATTTCTTATATAAAACAAAAAAGGAGAACAGATGTTAATAACAGATGACCATGCTGAACGCTTGGGTATTGCACTGCAACGAGAAGGCATTATCAAAGGCCGACACGGTGTTTTTAAAACCAATCGAGGCAAGTGTACTTTGCGGGAATTAGCAAAATTTATTTATAAAATAAATCAAGAAGTGGAAATTACCCTTCTTCTCGAAGAAGACCCCGGCTCTCCCGCTCCTGCCGTTTGGGGTGATCCAACTGTCGGGGGACTCGCGCTTGAGCCGACTGAGCTTTTCCGTGATTAACGCGGGCATGATGTCCAGCAAGACCTGCGAGTGGGCAACCCCGCAATATTTGTTTGATGACTTGGACAAAAAACACGGCAAATTTACCTTGGATGTCTGCGCGACCAAAGACAGTGCAAAATGCGCGGCTTACTACGATGAGGCCAAGGACGGACTTTCTCAAACATGGTCAGGAGTTTGTTGGATGAACCCGCCCTACGGGCGGCAAATAAGCAAATGGATGGAAAAAGCGTATAAAGAAACCGTGCTTAGGGGAAATGCAAACAGGACTGTTTGCTTGATTCCCGCTAGAACAGACACTGCCTGGTGGCACGACTATGCGGAGAAAGGTGAGTTTTATTTTTTGCGTGGGCGGATTAAATTTGTGGGAGCAACCCACGGCTCTGCTCCGTTTCCCTCGGCCATTGTTGTCTTTAATGGGCGTCCTCGTTACTGACCTCTTTTTTTTGGATTATGTGGTTAATTAGATTTTGAATATCACTGTTGACCCAAAATGTAGATCGCCCATATTTAACAGATGCTGGATACTTTCCACTTTTAACGCCAGCCCACCATGATGATTTACTTACAGGAATTATTTCTAGAACTTGCTTGAGACGAAGAAGCCGTTCCTCTTTTTTAACAAATGGATTTTGCATTGTTTTACTCTCCAATAGGTTTGAATGGAGATCATAATACAAGTTTTAGTTGTAAGTTGGGCGCAGGAGGTACCTGTAAGTTGGGCGCAGGAGGTACCTGTAAGTTGGGCGCAGGAGGTACCCTGCGTACTTGACTTTTTTAGTTATTTTACTATATAGTCCAACTCCCCACAAAAAAGAGGAGTTATAACTAATGGTTTTTGGACTTGATTTAGACTTTAATGCGGACCACGCAGATTCGATTGTTGAACATTGCTGCGAAAAAAAAGGCATGACTGACATGGAGGCATGGTTGCACTGCCTCACGGTATCTGCTTCACTGTGCCCGTCCCTAGAAATGACGATAGAAACAGTGAAACAGATTTATGCCGACGCAGATGCGGTGGAACTAGACATTGAGCTCCTGAAGGAACGAAACTGATTGACAAAGCCGGTGCAATTCTTCGATGGGGTTTTTATTGCTTTCTTGTATATTTTCCGATAAAATCGTAGACGTTGGTGAAGACCGGAGAGAAAAAATGGACACAAAACGTTGGAAAAGCATCCTGGTTCCGCTGGAGGTGTATGAGGAAATAAAAGCCATGTCAAAAACCGAGGGTAGAACCATCGGTGGGCAACTTCGTGTCGTTTTTGAATGGTACAAGGACGCCGAAGTAGATGTGGAAAGCCGTCCGGAATAACAATTGCCGATAAGGAGAAGGTTTCAGATGAAAGGTGTTAAACATTACAAAGAAGATGGCACAGAGCATAAGGGTTCTAGCCACAAAATGGCAGACGGTACTCTGCATACCAATAAGTCGCACACTAAAACAAGTGTGAAATTATTTCACTTGAAAGACTTGTCCGCAAAAGCAAAAGCAAAAAATAAGAAGTAAGGTGTATCCTAGATCATGAGACTAAGTATTCTTTTAGGATTTTTATTGATGGCCACTGCCGGAGGCTCTTACTTCTATATCAATATGCAAAAAGCGCAGCTCCAGCAGTTAAAGATTGAGTTGCAAACGGCGATAAACAACCAAGCTGTGTTGGAAGGAGCCATTGCCCAGCAAAATGAGCAGATGCAGGCGCAGCTTGAGTCTCAGCGTCAGAATCAGGCTCTCATATCAGAGCTCTCAGAAGCTAACGATGAAGCGCGTCAAGAGGTTAATCAGCTTAGAAATACCTTTTCGCGGCATGACCTTAATAATTTGGCCATCGCTAAGCCGGGATTGATAGAGAAAATTGTTAACAAAGGCACAGCAAGGGTTAACCAGCAGTTTGTTGACTTAACTAACCCAAGGCAATTTGATGAAACTTTTAATCCTGAGTAGTGTTTTACTATTAAGCGGCTGCTCAACGCTGGGCGGCTTGTTTGGTAAATCAGCCGTACCTGTCGTGGCTCCGGTTAAGATTGTGACCATTACCGAGCCAGCCCCCATGTATCATCCACCGCTGCCCGAGGGCCTTACGCCAGCCGAAATTAAATGGATTATTTTAAACACCGGTATTATGCGTGAGTACATTGAAAATTATGATGCAGGAAATGCGCCCGCCGTGGCGTATTATGCATTGACGGCTCAAGCCTATGAGAGTTTGGCAAACAACCTGGCCGCCATCAGACGTTATATAAAACAGAATCTCCATATTATAAAATACTATCGGGACAACGACCCGACTCGAAAAGAAGAGAAAGAGGAAGAATAGCGATGGATGCACCAATCAAAAAAAGAGTAGACCTCGAACTTGAGGTAACAACAAACAACATTGGCGCAAATCCTTTTCATAAGTGGGTACACTTGGCTAAAACTGTCGATGCGTGGCGTATATTCCCCAGAGCATTCGTTTCTGTCTACATCTACCTGCTGTACGAGGTTGTCACGTGGTTCATGACCCTAGATACACCAAATCTTGAGCAAGCCGGGCTTGTTTCCGTCGTAGTCGGGGCAATGGCCGCCGTTTTTGGCATATATGCAGGGACTTCGCAATCTAAAAACTTCAAGGGAGAAGAAAAATGACGGAAAAAGTATTTGTTAACGGCCTCATGGCTAAAAAACCACGGGACAACGCCCCCGAATGGGTGAAGTGTAACCTTAGTATAAAGCGAGAAGAACTCGTGTCGTGGCTCACGGAGCAAACAGGGGACTGGATCAACGCGCAAGTGTGTGAAAGTCGTAACGGAAAATGGTATGCGGAGGTGGATACGTGGAAACCGACAAACGGATCAGCGATGTAAATTGGGAATGGGCGGTCAAGCAGGTTGAAGATGTGGTTAACGACCGCGTCCAGCGACTGGGGAACGACCAGGTTTTGACTTTTGCCGAAAGAGAGTTGCTGAAGTTAAATATTAGAAGGGCTTGGGCGCGAATATTAGTGGGTTGAGGTAGTTAATTGCGCTTTCTGGTATAGGGCATCTCAAATATAAAAAAAATATTTTCTTTAAATATACCCGTAACCAGTGTAACCATGTAACTTTAGTACAAAATGTTTTTAAATACAATTACTTAGTGGTAACACAAAGTCACTTTTAATAATGTAACCTATCAATAGTTTATGTAACTAATAGGCAAAAATGCGTCAATGCGGTTTGAGATTTGTTTTTTTTTATTTTCTTTTTTCAGATTGCCCTATACAGGAAAGGCGTTTTAAGGCAAACTTTCTGAAAATCACTGGAGAAATAAGTGACCCGTAAAACCAAGGCAAAGTCTGATCCGGTGGTTGTTCCGCGAAAGGCGGGTAGGCCAAAGGCGCACAAAGCCCAACCCTTAACCAGGCGGCAAGAGCTGTTTGTTAAAGAACTTGTTTCCAAGGACGGGCAAATTACAATGCGGGAGGCTGCCATCAATGCCGGTTACCCCGCTTCAAGCGCACACACACGTGCTTACGAACTGACCAACCCGCACATGAGTCCGCACGTTGTCTCGCAAATTCAAGCGTATCGGACTGAGTTAGATCAAAAGTACGGCGTCAACTATCAACGGCATTTGCGGGACTTACAAACCATTCGGGATGTCGCGATGACTAACGGCGCGTATTCGGCGGCGGTTCAGGCAGAGTATCGCCGGGGCATGGCGCAAGGGGACATCTACGTTAGCAAATCTGAAATCAGACACGGTAGTATTGATTCGATGACCCGAGAAGAAGTCCTCAGTGCACTAAAGGAGATCAAACATAGTTATGCCCCAGTCACTATCGAAGCTGTTGCCACGCGAGGGGGCAATGCCCAAAATCGCAACAAAGCGCGAAAGCGGCTTTTGGAAACAGATGAAAAGCGAATTGAAGAAAAGCCCGAGGAAGCTGACAGCGACACGTCTTGAAACTTGGGCGACTCCGGGTGTCCCAGATGTGTTGTTGTGTGATGAATCAGGCGGGTTTCATTTCATTGAGTTAAAGGCAACTAAGGGTAACGCGGTCGAGTTGCGCCCGCATCAAGTCGCATGGCTTTCTCAACACCGCCACGCCAGCGTCTGGGTATTAACCCTGAAGATGATCACAAAGAATAATCCGGCTTGTCTTTTTCTGCATCATGGGCGGGACGCGATGGATTTAAAGATGCAAGGCCTGAAGGTTGACGCTGTTTTTAAAACCGAAGAGCCTTTCGAGTGGGAAAGTGTGTTTCAGTTGATTGTTCCCATCTAATTCTATATAGTTATATATCTTTTTTACCTGACTTGAGGGGTTTTAATGTTTTTAATCAAATGGTTGGCAGTTCTACTTTATGGCAAGGACGCCGTAGATAGTTTTGAAAAGAAACCGAGGCGGAAAACTAGGGGAAATAATCGTGGAAAAAGATAAACACGGGCAACCAGGGGACAGGGGAGCCGCCGATTATTGGTATCACCGTTTACCCGAGCCGCACTTTTGGCCGAACGGCACGGGAAAGGGTCAAAAAGTTGACGAAGCGGATATGACCGCCGAGCAGGTCTTGGACTACCACCAAGCATACGGCGAAGCTCTTGAAAGGGGCGAACAAAAAGACTATGGATAAAAAAAAGCCCCGCCGAAGCGGGGCTGAATCGTGCGGCTACTTTAACGTGGCTCCATAAGCCCAGCCTGTTGCACGTTTGGGCCGTTTAAATCTTACTTTAGCTATTTTATGAATATCCCTATCATCGCCCTCCCAATTTAGTTTATCAAACCGGTCTAAGTCTAGGTCTAACCCGGCTTTAATTTGATAAATAATTACGGGAACTTCCTTGCGTTCGGAACTTATGCAAGACCATTCAATATATGAAAGTGCATTTTTCCTAGCCTCATATTCAGACGATTCACTTCGACCCCAAGAGTTAGGGGTTAGCACAAACCATTCATATTCGCCTTCTTTAAAATGCGGAAGGACTTCTTCCGGCATAGTGCCCTTGAATAAGTCGGGGTCTAGTGCTTTGCTATTAACGATTGTCATGATTGCGTCTCCTAGTTTATTTAAGAAAGGGTGCTGCACCGAATTGTTAAAGAACGGATCAGATTACACCTGATCGATAACACCATTATACCATTCGACTTTGCGGGGATTGGCTGAAACCCCCATAAACAGGGCTTTTCGGGCCGGAAAGGCAAGGGCCCTGTAGTGGAAAAAAAACTTGACACCGTAAAAAATAGGGCGAAAGGCTGTGAATAACTCAACTTTTGCCCCCAAGAGTGAGTTGTGCCGCCAGCGAAATTAAATTAAATTAATTTTTATCCACAATTTAGCCCGCTTAATCGTGGGCTTTTTTTACGTTCTAACGGGTAATGCTTTACATTATCGCATACCGGTGTCTATAATATGCCCGAGGGTCGGCAACAGGCTGGCCTCATCACCGGGAGAAAGGTTAATCATGAACAGCAAAACGCATAAAACGGTCCGGGTAAATGCAAGGATGGAAACTGACTTGTGCCTCGACATAAACGTCCCCCTTGACGCAGGAGAAGAGGACATTGCGCAATTCATTCGCGAGGGGAACATTCTGGCAGAAGACATGGTGGAAGTTGTTCTTCCACACTCGACCAGCGGCGGGTGGATGTGGTTGGAAACAGATTATCATTTCGAGTTCGACCCAAAGGCCCGGCTGGT